TATATATCATTATATATATTTATTATGATATATATGCACCGAGGGGTAGGTAATTATTTTGGTAAAATTAGTGTAGCAAATATGTTACACTGATTTTTTTTTTGATGAGTAAGGGTGTGGGGGGGGTACCCCTGTGAGCACGAAGCTCTCAACCAATTTTTAATATTTTAATAAACTCACTTTAGCTCACAGTGAGTTGTAAGAGATAACTAACAACATACGCCACAGTGGGATTGTATACAAAAGTTACTTTAGCCCACACGGGGAGTTCGAGGGGTGAGTATTGGTCAGTTAGAGTGTGTATGGCTCTAGGTGCTTAGTACTTAATCTGTTGGGTGCTATAGCTGGTGGGGAGGTGGTGGGACGTTAACCTATCTCGTGTGTTGCGTAGAGGTACAGCGATACAATCTTCTTCTATTGAATACACACACACTAGAGGAACGTAGAGCTTATAGCTCTACGTCCTCATTATCTAGTCCTAGAGAGTCTAAAACATCATTTACACCATCTAGGCAGAAGTCGGTATCCTCATCAGGTCTATCTCTGAATAGGTTTTCATAGGATACATCAGCTCCTAGGTCTACCCACTCACCTTTATAGGAAGTGTAACCATAGTGGTCTGTTTCTGCTGCTTTTCTAGCTGCTTTTCTGGAGTATTCAGGTATTAGCTGATTCTCCAGTACGAGCTTGTCGCAGTTAGGGCAGAAATTATCTCTGCCTTCATCTAACAGGAACAGCTCACCACAATCAGGGCAAACTCCATATCTAGCTTTACCACCTTTGGTTTCAGGCATATCCTCTGTGTAGAGCTTTAGTAGCTCTTCATTACCAAGGATAGTAAGTACTGCGTGTCCCCACTCTGCTAGGTTCTTTGTTGGAACCTTACGGAGCTGTTTTTCTCCTGCCCAATCTAGGGACTGTAACATATCTCTGAAGTCTTCGTAGAGTGCTTCTAAATCTTCTCTACGGTAGAGTACTCCTTCTACCATATAGGTAGCTGGTGTTCTTTTAGCTTGTTTGTTGTTGGCGTCATTTTCAGCCTTTACCTTATCGTAAGGCTTGTTGTACTCTGCCCAGAGCTGTGCTTCTCTGTTTGTGCCTAGCATTTTGTCTCTTTTACGGAGACTAGCAGCCTGCCTCTGTATTCTCCTATAGTAGCTCTCTTTGCGTAGAGCTTCTATGAGTTCCTGTACGTACCTACGCTCTTCATAGTCATCAATATCCTGTACTAGCTGCCAAGGTGTTCTGTTGAACTCCTTGTACACATCTAGAGCGTATTGCTCTCTTGTGCTTACCTTAACTGTTCCATTTAGTAGGAATATTGTTTTGTTGTTTGGTTTATTAATAGTCATTTTTATTTCTCCTTTAATATAATTGTAATAACCTTTAGCATTAACTTACTTATTTGCTAGAGCATTATCTCTAGCTATTAAAGCATCTGCTCTAGCCTGACGAGTGAAGTCTACTTTCACATAGGCTTTACCTTCCTTACTAACCTCATGGGTTAGTAGGGCTATAGCAGTCTTATCACTTCCTTCGTGATATAACTGCTCTAGGGAATTTACCCTGAGTTGGTCTAATAGACCTTTTAACATCAGAGGTAAGTGCTTACGCACATCCTCTGGTAACTTTGTGAAGAACACCACCTCATTGTAGTGCTCATCTGTTATAAGGTTTTTAGCCTCAAGTCTGAACTTGAGACCTCTAACCTTAGCTGTGTTAACGAACGCTACGTCTATATAACGTAGCTTGAGAGCCAATAACTCCATGTCTGGCTCTAGCAACTCAGTTATAGAAACATCTATTTTGATGTCTCCATATAGCTTGAAGAAGCTCTCCATAGAATTAACGTGCTGTGTCTGTGGCTTATTAGTCATAGGTGCCTCCTTTGCCATCTCATTAGAATTAACGTGCTTGAAGTTTTTAGTGTTTGCCATGATATTTACCTCCTATCTGGCTAATAAAATAAAATATAATCTAGCTCACGTATGGAGCTTGCGTAATATGTGGCGGCGACTGTATGGCATGGGGGTCGGGTTTAAAAATCTATATATAAGGTTATATTTATATATGTATGTAGTTACCTTTATGTTTGTGTGTTTCTAATAAAATCATCAGGATTTTTAAAAAGTAAAACACCACAGATTTTAAAATTACAGCACGAAGTAAAACCATCAGGATTTTGAAAATTCATCAAGAGTAAAATCCCATCCCCCTCCCCCTCACCTTAAAAGCATGTTATAATGTCTACATATTAAAGGAGGATTAATTATGGAAATCACAATTAAAGCAAACGAGCAGTCACTAGACCTAACAGTAAAAGGAGATATCAACTTCGAGGACTTCATGACCATACTGCTTTCCACAATGCAGGGTCAGCTCAACAGTATGTTTGAAGATGCAGCAAAGGAAATGTCTGAAGAAGATGTCTTTGCACTAAAGGCTGGAGTTTACGACAGACTCAACTACGCTTTCGCACAGATTCTGGATAACATACTCCCACCATCTGATGACTTTAATGAGAAGCTCACAGCGGAAGCTATCCTAAAAGCAGAGAACGAGATCATTCAGGAAGAGTACGATAAGCTCCCGGATGAGGTAAAGAATACTCACACAGAATTTCCAAAGCAGCAGATTGAAATGGTAGAGGAAGAAGATGCTTAAAGACATAGACCACTTCCTTGCAGATGAAGATTTAGGGCTAGAGGAGATAGACTTATTAGCAGAGAGGATGCAGAGGTGTCCTCGCTGCGGAGCTCCTTGGCAAACTACTTTAGCCTTAAACGAAGGTCCGTCTGAATTTTGGAAGGAGTGCAGTAACCCGAAGTGTAATACGTATCTAAATACGTATATGCCTCAGGCACACCAGTTTGAGTTCCACGAGGACGGGCATAGGTTTAAAGCTAACTTCGGAGGGTAGAAAATCCGTAGCCCTCGGTAAATTCGGCAAAATCGGTAGAAGACTAGAACAGTTAATACCGAGGTAACTAACACCTCAACAAATGTTAGCACCGTAACGCATAGGCGTTGAAACTCACAGAGAATATAACACGCCCACGAGTGCCGAACTACATATAATGTAGAAAATATATGCTGAACTATATGGGGACATATAGAGCTATAGGATAAAAAGCCTATAGGGTAACAACATTGACGGTAGTGGTAAAACTTTAACCTCCAGGCAGGAGATTTATAAACACATCTTCTTAACTCCAAACGGGACTGGGGTTATTGGAGCTAACGTAAGTTCGCAGTATGAGCAGACAATTAAGAGGGAAATAGAAGCAGACATACCTAAAGCATTTATAGCAAAGGTACACACCCAGAAAAACTACTACGAGTTTAAGAACGGGTATAGACTTCTGTTTAGACCTTTTGACGACCCTGACAAACTGCGTTCTTATAATGTAGATTTGTTTGTAATTCTGGAGGCGTCTGAAGTAAAGCAAGCAAGTTTCACACAGCTAAAGACCAGGCTTAGAAATAAGGCAGCTATGCTTCAGAAGAAGGATGAGGACGGGTCACTTCTCTTTAGAAAAGCCAAGAACGGAGCCAAGATTCCTGTAATTGAACAGGAGTGGCTTGAGGGGATTATTGAGAGTAACCCAGACGCAGGGTGGATTAGAGATGAAGTGCTTTTAAACTCCGAGGAGATATATAAGCACGGGGATGTTCTAGATGAGATTCATATAGAGGAGTCTAGGAAAGACCCTATGATTTCTACGCACATAACTGCGACATCAGCTAACGAGTTTCTTCCGGCAGACTTTATAGAGCAGAACACAAAGAACAAACCACTCTGGTGGGTTAATAGATTTATCTACGGAAGCTTTTTGTATGCAGAGGGGCTTGTATATCCAAACTACGCAAAGTGTTTTGTAGATGACTATGACATACCTCCGCAGTGGAAAAGAGTTATAGCATTTGACTACGGACTTGTAGACCCCTCTGTTTTCTTATTCTGTGCTGTAGATATGGAGCACAACAAAGCAGTCATCTACAAAGAGGTAAGGATTAATGACAAGAACGTAGAAGAACTGGCTATGCTTTTCCACCACGAGTGTAGGGACATTCCTATGGGAGGTATGTGGATCCCACCTATCATTGACCCGAAGTCTGGACCTAAACGAGATTATGAGAAGAAGTCTTTAGCAGACCACTTCCTAGATTACGGAATAGCTTTTCAGCCGGGAACAGTAAATGTTGAAGCTAGAATGTTTAGGCTTAACACTTACATAGAATCTGGGAAGCTGGAGATGTTTAATTCTTGTACTGACTTACGAGAGGAGCTTTCAAAGTACAGATTCCAGAAGGACGCCGGAGCAGAGTTCGGATTTACTAACAAGCCTATAGATAAGAACAACCACGCCATTAACGCACTTGAGTGGATTACTATGGAGTTACCTAGCGACCCCCAGAATTTAATAAATGGAGTGTACGCTAAAACAGGAAATAGGCTTGACACCGCAAGTGCAAGTGACGAAGAGAAGGTTGCTTTTTACGCACTTACAGACGACGAGGATTTAGAGTATAATACTCTTGTAAAAGAAACACCGTTTGAAATAACGGAGTGGTATTAAGGAGGAACTATGTTTTATGCAGACACTATTCTATTAATTATCATTGCTATGGGGCTATTAGTGGGGCTTGTTATGTTAGCTACTGTTAGTTTACACCTAGCCAGAACCTGTCACATACTAGATAGAGTAACTAAGGCATCAGAGGAAGCACAGATGCGACCTCAAAAGATATGTACATTAGAACCTGTAAATGAAACTACACCTGAAACAGAAGAAGCTAACGATAAGCTCAATGAGGATAAGCCAGAGTTTGAGGGACTTATTGAAGCTATTAACGACATTATGTTAGGAGATGAGCATGAGCAAAGCAGAAGATAAGAAGCGTGAAGAGCGTGAAGCTGACAACAAAGTAGTGAGAGAGTGCAGAGGTTACTGGGAAAGATGTGCACCACTATACAGCAGAGCTATTAAGAAGATTCAGCTTTTAGACGCAACTGATAACGGAGATATGTGGAGAGCACTTAAAGCAAGGTTCCCAAACTTTCAGGTGCTTCCAGACTCTAACTGGGTTAGTTACATTAAGAATAATATCCTAGCTTCACTTTACACTACAACAAAGAGTGCGGAGCTGACGTTTACATCTGAACTAGATAAGGAAGCTATTACGCACATTAACGTAGCACTTGAGCACATCTGGGATACAGACAGCGTAGGGTACTACCAGTTCCTAGCAGGAGAGCGTGCAGCACTAACCAACATGGGAATTACACAAGTAGGCTGGGATGATAATTTTAAAGAAGGTAAGCATAAAGGTAAAGTTGCCTTTAAGAATATTGACCCTATCAACTTTAGACGAGATCCTTACGCAACTGATTTAGACTCTGCGAAGTGGTGTGCTATTGTTGAGGTGTATGACAAGTATTACTTTAAAGCACACCCACTATATAAGGAAGCGTTTAATAAGTACGCAGGTAAAGATGACGTAGCAACAACTTTTAGCAAACCTGAGTACATTTCAGGACCAGTTAAGACCGGAGGGGAGAATCACCACGCACTACTTATTTACTGGGTTAAGCAAGATGACGGTAAGATTAATGAGTACCACATTTTAGATAATGAATATCTGCTACATAAGAAGGAGAACATTAGACCAAGTAAATTCCCATTTGCTATTCTGTATTGCAATCTACCTAGTGCAGGTCTTATAGGTATATCAGAGCCAGCAAAGATATTTGCAAACTCTGTGGCTTATAACACACTTAACTCTGTAGCACTTACTGCGGAGTATAAGAACCAGAGACCTCCTAAATTCGTAAGCACACAGTCAGGGCTTAACGTTCAGGCATTTGCTAAACACGGAGATGAAGCAGACAGAACATTTATTGTAAATGGAGATGCTTCTAAAGCTGTACACTACCACCAGTTCCCTACTGTATCTAACACTCTTGATAAGGAGCTGATGAATTTAGCTAAAGACATTCAGGACGTTTCAGGAGTTGATGGTAGATACACAGGCAGAGATACTGGAAGTATTATTACTACAGGCGGAACCGAGGAGATGCTCAACAGAGTTACGCTCGTAGACACTCCGAAGATTATGTTGTTTGAGCGTTATGCTAAACAGCTAACGGATTTAGTTCTGCGTAATATGATTGAGTTCTCCCCAGCTAGAACTTATATTACAAAAGAAAAAGGAACTAACGAGTACGTAGAGCTAACCATAGACTTCCCAGAGATTCCAGATTCCGTTGCATTGAACTACAACATTCAGATTAGTTCAGAGCTTCCAAAGAATAAGCAGAGAGTTATGGCGTGGGCTAACACGCTTATGGAAAAACAGATGCAGTATCAGGAAGCTAATATGCAGGTAGATCTAATTACTGCAGAAGAGTGGCTGATGTATCAGGATGTACCTTATAAGGAACAGCTCCTAGAACGTATGGGTATTCAGAGAGAAACTTCTATCCTAGAAGAAACTGCACAGAGCATCTATGAGTATGGAGAAATGATTGATCAGGGTATGGCTCCTGAAGATGCACTACTTCAGACTGCACAAGGCGTTATGAATAGGAGGCAAGGACAGCCAACTCCATTAGAAGAGAACACTGCACTAACGCCACAGACCTCACTCTCTCCAGATAATTTAACTGGAGGGGTTGAGATATAGGATAGTTGTGATTAACTATTTTATCTTCCTTACAAGTAGTCTAGTTGACACTAGGCTACTTTTTTTATATTATTATTGCAGCAAGTATATTGGTTTCCACTAGCCTTAAATTAGTGAGTAGGTTATTTGCTCTCCACGTAATCGTTGTAGCGAAAGGAGTATATACAACAGATGGAAGATAACAACCAGACACTATCCGCAGAAGAGCAGGCTTTCGTAGATTCCCTTGGCTCAACTGCACCCCCAGAAGGTGATCCAGCACCTAGCGGACAGGAACCAGCTCCTGCAGAACCACAGGAACCTGAAGGTTCTACAGAAGGACAGGAACCGGAACCACAGAATACATCTGGAGATGACAATGATGTTGATGCACTACTTGGAGAGGATCCTAAAGACGCAAACAAAGCATTTGCTTCTATGCGTATTAAGAACAAAGAACTCACAGGTATTGTAAACAGCATTGCTTCAGTTATTGGATTAGACCCTGCACAGATGTCAACGGACGAGCTAAAGACAGCCATGAATCAGGCTATACTAGAAGCTCAGTCAAAGCAGACAAACATTCCTACAGAGTTTCTAGAGAGACTTAACTATCTGGAGAATCAGAACAAGGAACGTGAAGCAGAGAGATATCACGCTGAAGCTAGAAATGGTCTTCTTGCTATTAAGCAGCAGTACGGTGCTTCGCAGGAAGAACTAACAGAGTTTCTCTCAAATCTAGCACAGGACGGAATTGATCCTATGCACCAAGCTGTAGACCTAGCAACAGAGTACGTTAAGCGTAACTTTGATAAGGTTGTTGCAGCACAGGTTGAAGCTAAAGTTAATGCAGAGTTAGAGCGTAGGGATAAGGCTGCAACGCAGGCTAGTACTCCTAACAACTCTACAAGCAAGGCTCCAGAAAACGGAGCTGAAATAAATAGCGTAAAGGATTTCGAGAGAGCACTAAATAACTTAACACTATAATTTAATAAGGAGAAAGTATTATGGCAAACGGAGCACTATACTTGAACGCAAGCAATTCACAGGCTAACCTTAACCGAATGATTGACCTTGCGAACGGACAGACAAATCTGACCAACCCTGAAATCTTCTACTCGAAGCAGGTGCTTGACACTATCCAGTTGGATGCTGACAACTATGTGTACTACAGATACGCAGATGAGACACCTATTCAGGAGAAGGCAGATAAGCTAACACTACGCAGATGGGCACCACTTCAGGCGCACACCACACCACTTCAGGAAGGAGTTCCTCCTGTTTCTGATAAGGGTTCGGTAGAGAAATACGAACTTACTGCAAAGCAGTACGGTAGATACATCCGAGTAGCATAAACTCTGTGTATCAAAACGCAAAAGCGTTAAAGTTATAGCCGACCTCAATAGAGGGCTTTCTTAAACAGTTCTACTCCGGTGGAACGTAAGTAAAAAATATTTAAGGAGGTTTCATGGGATGGGTACAAATCATGAGGCGAAGTTCAGAGTAATTCCATCAACAAAGTTTCTATATGAGATTACAGGAGATGGAAGAATATTAAGAAATGTTAAATCCAAGAAGCAAGTGAAGATGCACTTTGATAAAGATGGGTATGTCTGTGCTAATACACGCATAGGCAAAACAAACAAGATTAGAAAAGTACATCAGCTTGTAGCAGAGTGTTGGTTAGGTAAATGCCCAGAGGGTAAAGAGGTAGACCACATAGATCGTAACAGAGCAAACAACCACTACGGTAATCTCCATTACGTTACACATAAAGAGAACTGTGTTAAATCTGATACTACAAATATGAGGAGAGCTAATCAGGAAAGATTAGGAAATAAAGTTTATGTAAATGATAAACTTTATCCTAGCTTTACAGAAGCAGCACAGTATATCTCAAAGCAGTGTGGAACACCTGCTAACACCATTAGGCACTACCTAAAAAAGAGAAGGCACTATATTCACGGATTTAAAATAAGATACTCTGAATAAGTTGCAGAGACTGCATGCTATACACTCCACGGAGTAAGGTACAGTCCACAATACAAAAGGTAAATGTGGGAGTTTACCGATAAAGTTAATTTCGCTGTAGTGGACCCTGTGGTTGCACACTACACTAGACAGTACGCTATCGTAGCTATTGAGACTCTTGATATGCTTGCTAGAGAAACTCTTCTTGCAACAGCACAGAAGCAGTACGCAAAGGCAGCAAAGGACTTCGAGGCACTTACAGTAGCATCTGTTCCTAACCTCACTGACCTACGTATGATTGTACTTCAGATGAAGAAGGCACTCGTAAAGCCAAGAACAAACGGAAGATTCCACGTTATTGGTTCTCCAGAGTTCTACTTCGACATGATCTCTGACCCTACAGTAGAGCAGTACATGAAGATTAATCAGACTACAGCTACAATGTACTCTGATACAAAGCTCGTGCCTCTATTCGATATGGAGTTTTACGAGACAATGGCTGTTCCTACATCAGGAGAGTACATGAAGAACGGAGTTCTTAACCTACGTGTATTTAGGAAAAACGGAGCTGCATATCAGTATGACTCTATTCCTAGCACAAACACTGCTGTGTACAAGAAGGAGACAGGTTACGTAAAGGACGCTAGAACGAAGCAGGATGCTTCTTGGATTCCTGATCACGTAACTTGGGATCCATCCAAGTATACTGGAGGCAGTAACAATGACTGGAGAGAGTTCAAAGCACAGCATATTCTCGTGCTCGGTAAGGACGCTCTTATCAGAACAGGTCTTGCAGGCGAAGGAAATACCAAGGTTTACACCAAGCCACTGGGCTCTACTGGTGTTCTGGATCCTATCGACCAGAGACAGTCCATTGGATTCAAGATCAACTCTGTAGGTTTTGGAACCGTAAGACTCGAAGCTGTAGTAGACTACATCTGCGTACCAACACAGGTAAACGTACTATAGTATAGAGAGGAGTAACTAATGGCAAAGAAAGATGTCGTTACCTCCGAAATCACAGCAGAAGCTCCTGACAATCAGGAGCCTGCTATGGTTTCAGCAGAGGAAGTAAATAAGCTAGTTCAGGACGCTGTAGCTAAAGCACTTGCAGAAGCAGACAGCACAAAGAAGTCTCTGGAGGATGCAGCAGCACCTAATCTGATTGATGCACAGAAGCAGAAGGCAGAGGTGTACAAAGAGTACATGGAAGAGGAGCTGGTAGATATTTACCTATCACCAGCATACAGAGGACGCTTTGGAAACGTAATGCCTGTTACAATCAATGGTATTACAATCATGTTCCCTGTAGATGGTTCTCTTCAGAGAGTCCCTGCTACATTTGCTGATGAGATTAATAACAGACGTGTTCTCGCAGACCAGCTTGATTACAAGACAGACATTATGAGTAATGTTTCTGGTAATGTAGAAAGCACTCCGGGTGAACTAGAGCTTGTATAACGCAGCTAAAGAAGGGACATTAAGTTGTCCCTCTTTTTATTTAAGGAGTTATATATGAATGTAAATAAAATAGTACTACAAGTGAATAGACTGCTTGGTGATGAACTGTATCCTTACAGTAAGTTAGAGCAATTTCTAGATGCTGTGGTGGATGAGATTAATGACCAGCTCTCTGCGTGCTTCCCTGTATTTAGTGAGGTTGTAGATAGCCCTACAGATACAGACGTTGAGTATGATTACTTTCCAGATAAATACATTAGGGAAGTAGTAATTAAAGGAGCTGCATATAAATTTTATACACAGGACGAAGAAGGTATCCCTACTGCTAACCAGTACGGCATAGAGTATAAGGATGCTCTGTTTGTTATGCTACGAGATTACTTACGAGAAGTTCCTGCTGAGTTCAGAGTAGACCATATTGCAGCAGTAGATACTAACTTTGAGAATTTAAGTGAGCTTGAGATAGAGCCTATACTTACAGGGTGGTGGTTCTAATGGCAAGAACAGGACAGTACAAATCATACGCAAGAGGACATAGAACCTATACTCTTGAGAATGTATTCACAGGTGGAATGAAATACAGTGACGCTCCTTTAGATGAAGGACAGTCTAGACAGCTAGTCAACTTTGATTTATCTAATGACCGTAAGGTACTTATACCTAGGCGTGGACTGCATTTTGATAAAGCACTTTTTAATAACACAGGGCTACTTCCTTTTAGTGAAAACGCAACACCTAGTGTATTAAAGTACAGTAACTCTGTAAACGCAGAGCACTCTATTGTATATGACGGACAGAAGACGCTTTATGTTAGAACAGACCACAGCGGTACTACGCATAAACGAGAAATCCCAACGCCAGTAATTGCAGGGGTTTCAGACTTTGTACATAATATTCCTTGCATCAATTCTACATTCAGCACACCTATAGGTACTACTGCTTATCACGGAGACTACTATCTCCCTGCTCCACACGGATTTACAATAATTAAAAATCCAGATGAGTTAGCTGACAGCCCTATAACAGAACTAGAACCTAGGAAACTCAACGCAGCGGAAGCAGCAATGTATGGTTACAATATGCTTTTAGATAACCCATACTCATTTGTGGATAAGCGTATATCAGGAGCAGATCGTTTTATATTTAATGGTGTGCTTCCATATGATGTAGACACAGGCAATATTAAATTCGACCCTAGAGTTAATGAGTATGTTAAGTTCAGAGCGTTTTATGAAGCTGCACCGGGCAAGTATTATTATATCTGGCGTACCCGTACCGCAGATAATGACAGCTACCAGATAGTAAAAGTAGGTACTTTAGACGTATCCGCTTCAGGAAACCTACAACCACTAACCTACTCTGTAGCAGTACCACACACAACTCTATTTGTAGAGCTAGATATATACCTCTGTACTACTATAGATAAGGAGCCTAATTCCGCTGTACCGGGAAAAACTTCTGTGATATATCAGAAGCCAGATAATACAGGTGGCTCTGCTAAATGGTATTATAGTATCGTAGATAAAAAGTATATTCCTGTAAATCAGGCAGAGATAGTTAGAGATGTACCTGTTACACAGCGTATAGAACACAGCTTCAATTTCTCTAGCAATACAGAGGACTCTACAAGAGGTATGAAGTTCGAGAACTACACACTAGCTACATGCAAAGGTATGAGTTACTGGGCTGGCTCTTTAGTTTGTTATGCTCCAGAGAAAGGACGTAACATCCTCTTCATCAGTGCATTTAATGAACCAGAGTTTTTCCCATACCCTAATAATACAGATATCTTTGAAGAGGATATCAGATACGTCACTCCGTATCTATCTGATCTGTTAGTCTTTACAGAAACACAACTCTGGCGTTTAACTAAAAACGTAGATAAAGCAGGCTGGGTTAAAACACTTGTGCAGGGTAATCTTAATATATCTGACTATGACATTAGATTTATACAGGTAGTTAAAAACATGGTCTACTTTAAATCTGCTGATAATTACTTTATGGTAGTACCTAAAACACAGAGCTCTACTGGTGAACTTACACTAGCTCCTGTATCTAGGAGTTTAGATGTACTTTTCGAGGACTTTAATAAGAGTGTTAGAGATATACTATCTAGCACCTACGGTAGATATGGTGCTGATTTAAAGATAGACTTTAGAGATGCTGAAATAAAAATAGTAGATGCGTACTGTTACCTAGACTATGAAGATGTGCACAACGTGTATAGACTACAAGTTGCACACAAAGACCAGCTACGTTACTTAACTGTAGAGTTACTGTACAACACAGTTATTAGATACTGGAGAGCTTATACATATGAGTGTGCAACAGCTCTAGTGCCTTATACCGCAGACGCCACAAAGAAGACTGATTTAGTAGGACTCGTTCCTGAACAGATAGGTAATAATAACGAGAAATTCTGTAAGCTATACAGTGTTCCTAGAACAGGACTTGTGGATAATTTAGCTGCGTCTTGGGAGAATGAGTATCCTGCGTCTTACTTGAACTACCAGCTTATAGATTCTGGACAGCATGACTATCTGTTAGAATCTCAAAAGAGATTTAGAGAGCTACAGTTATTTGTACATAATCGTACAGAGGAAGACCTCACGTTTAATCTAGAGTTCTTGTTAGATGGGGTTGATAGATACCCTATGTTTAAATACCTAGAGTCTACAACTTTCGATTCAAACACAGGAGCTATGGTTGTTTATTTAGATAAAGTTCCCGGACTTACTGAGGTTGCACCCCATCTGTCTAATAACTTTACTATTAACCAAGAGACTATACCTACAGTACAGCTCTGGAAGATACGTACAGGTATTTCAGGCAAAGGGTATGCTCCTAGATTTTTATTCGCATCTAAAAACCAGAAAGAGTTTGAGCTTATAAACTTTATCTGGGTATATCGCATAATGTATTTAAGGTAGGTGAACTAATGAGAAATTCTTTTTATAGAGCTGATGATGTAGTCCTACAGGCAAAGCTGGATAACATTACACCAGAGACCCTTGCCGAGATAGAGTTTATCGAAGTCAGCTATACACAAGAAGAGGCTACATGGTGGAGAACAACAAAAGTGCTTCCTGAAGATATAGATACAGATGGCACGTGGTATATTATACTCACAAAAGAAGATACTAATTGTCTCCGTCCTGACCGTGCTTTAGTATTTCAATGCTTAATTAAATTTAAGAACGGAGTACAGAAGCACACTAACTATGCTAGTCAGGCAGTCAAAGATATACTTGTGGAGGGGCACTAATGGCTAAACGTACTTTAATATTCAAATTAGAGCAGTCCGCAATAGTACAAGTAGGTGTTAAACAGATTGCAGTTACAGAAGACGGTGTTATGGTTATAACCTTATCTAACGGTAAGGTTATTACATCTCCATCTCTTAAAGGACCGAAAGGAGACACAGGCGTCTCTGGTAGAATTACAGACGTACTTGTTAATGATAACTCTATTGTAGACCCGGACGGCATTGCAAGATTTTCAACCATACAGGAAGAACATGCAGTTGAGATGCAGACCGAGGTTTTAAAAGTTATATCTGAAAAGTTAAATACGGAGTATGTTAGTAAAGACTCTTTAGTAAAACAGATTCAGGATATAACTACACAGCTCCGAGGAACGTATGCACAGCTAGACGCAAATTATAGGAACTCCGTACAGTTTGTACAGAACTTCCTATATAACTTCCAGAAGATGCTACTAGAACTAAACAAGCATCTATCTTATGATGAGACAGGAGTTACATTAGGTAGTAGTACGTACTTTAAAATAAAGTGCAGCAACGAGGACTTCGTAGTAAGTTATAAAGGTATGCCTTACTTAAAGGTAACAAGTACAGGCGTAGTGCGTGTGCATAAAGTGCACGTACTGGATGAACTGCGTGTTGGGGATGTAGTTCTAAAGAACGCAGGCACAGGTATTTTAGAAATTAAAACAGCGGAGGATTAAAATATGGCTGGAGTACAATTAAGAATATTACTAACAGAGAACTCCTATAATATTGCAAATAACACGTCAACGTGTACTGCAGTAGTACAGCTTGCCAGTCAAGGTAAGTCTTGGAGTAACTATCAGTGCAACGGTAGCCTCTGGTTTAATGGTGCTAAATACTCGTTTACATCTACGTTTTCAAGATCAACGTCTTGGCAAACGCTATACACGTTAGCTAATGTTGTTGTGCCGCATTGGGATGATGGTACTAAAACACTTGCAGCCTCTGCATCTTTTGCTACAGGCGTATCTGTAGGAACTCTAACTGCTAGTGCATCTCTAAATCTCACACCTCTTTATAGAAAGTCCGAGCTATCAATTGTAAACTCTAGCATTAGTTTCGGAGACGAGATACAGTTTAGAATTACAAGTAAGAACCCTGCGTTTACACATAAGGTCTGGATAGGTAGGACAGGCTCTCTAGATTGGAGACTTATTTTAGACAATGTAAAAGAAGGCACACATACTTGGACTATTCCAGAAGAGTACGCTAGGTTTGTTACTGGTACAGATACTAGCTTCCAGCTATACATGACCACATACTATAACGGAACAGATATAGGTAGTACAGACTATGGAAACATACTAGCTGTATCCACCATTAGTAGTATGGCTCCTGTTGTATCAATACAGTATGAAGCAGAGAATCCTGCTCTTTATGGAAAATTTAGAAACAACTACATCAGGGGTATTTCTAAACTGTACATAAATCTGTTACCTACATTCTCCTATGGAGCTACATTTATCAATGGAACTATAACTATAGATAACCAGATATACAACTTGCAGAACGAAACTACAGCAATAACTACAGAAGCTATAACAAGTATGCATCCTGTTATTACTGCAGTAGTAACAGACAGTAGAGGTATGACAACAACTACATCTGTTACTCTGGATAACGTACTAGATTATAAAGCTCCAGAAGTTATAAGTAGTAAAGTGTGGAGAACAAATACAGAGACGGGTACTGAAGAAATTGCAGGTGGAGATTATATCCACGCTAAAATAGCTGTACGTGTTGACAATGTTCTAGGTAAGAATCCTTCTAAATACTATATGCGTGTAACACACGCTGGAGGTACAAATAATGTAGAACTTGCACCAGAGCACATTAGTACACAAGATGGTATCACAACTATTGAACGCACAATCCCACAGCCTATACAAGGCTTTGCTAAAATAATTTTAACTATTGAGGATAGCTTTAACACATATACTCTGGATGTACTGAGTGCTACGTCTATAGATAAAACAGTAGTTATAGATACAGTTAAAAAAGGTGTAGGTGTCGGAGTTCCTGTTGAGAACTCAGGTATAGCATCTAAAGATTTCCATGTGTATAATAGACTCATAGGACATCAAGAGCTTAACTCTAAAAAACTAATTGTTAGCAAAGGAGATATAGTAGCAGGTAATTTATATGGAGCAGTAACGCTAGTGTTAGATAAAGATACGGTACACTTCAGTATTCCTGTAGGAGTACTTATCAACGGTAGTGGTCTTAAAATAAAAAGGATAAACGCGTATTTGCGTAGTATTACAGGAGAGACAATAGCACTAACTCCTGATGAAAATGCTACAGATATCACAACACTATGCTCAGTATATCTAAATAGTTTAGCTCCAATAGAGCTTGCAATTACAAAGTTAAATGCCTTTAAAAAGTATGCAGATACTTTTCAGCCTATCACAGCTTTTATAACTTATGAATTGGAGGTTGAATAATGAGTAAGTTAGAAGAATTAAAACGCAGGTACAAGGAACAGCACAACGCAGACACTATTGCATTTAATCTTAAATCACCACTAGCTATAGTTGCGTGTGACAGCCTAGAAGATGTTGTACTAGATGATGATGGAAATATCACACTAACAACAACCTTTGGAAGAAGGTTTCACGGGTTAGTAAAAGGACCAAAGGGAAACACAGGACCAGCAGGACCTCAAGGAGAGCGTGGACCTATAGGACCTCAAGGACCTAAAGGAGACAGGGGTGATAAAGGTGAACGAGGGGAGCAAGGACCTATAGGACCTGTGGGACCTGCAGGTACCGGTGGCTCTAGTTTCCTAGGATGGAAAAGAGAGAATGAAGATCTTCCTAGCAATCCGCCAGCAGGAAGTATGGTAGGACGCACATATCTAGAACCTAATGTATCACGTACAAACGAGATACTGGAATACTATGACGGACAGCAGTGGTTTGAACTGTATAACAAAATAGCACAAGAAATCGCTGCACAAAAGCTACAGAATGTAGTTACAGAAGCACGTGCTAATGAAATTGTAGCTAGTTACTTTGATGGTATCCCAGCTATGATTGAAGAAGGTCCTTCTAATGGTGTTAAGTGGCTGGGTGCATTCCCTAATTACGCAGCACTCATTACTAATGAGGAAATTAAGGCTAAAGCAAAAACAGGAGATATAGCCTTTGTTGAGGAATACGGTACTGACCCAGAAACTCAAAATGATCTAGGCTACTATATATTTGCAGACGGGAACTGGTATAAGTTTGGTAGCACAGCTATGACTAGAAAAGTATCAGTACTTAACGGTGATGTTGTTACATCTGATATGCTAGAAGCGTATATAGGAGCTCTTAATGGCATTATTACTAACATGAGCAATATGCTGGAAGCGTATAAAACAGAGATAAACACTCGTATGGCTCAGTTAAGTCCTGCTGCTTTTTATCAGAGCAAAGAGCTTATTAAAGAGATTACTCTTAAAGAGAACACGCTTTATATACAGACCGTTGAGGTTCCTATAAATAGCATTAAAAATATTACAGGTACGCTCTCCATAGCTGGAAGCTATATAGTGCTACCTATGACAAATAACAATGCTGTAAACGGTAATCTTTCTTTAGAAAGTAATTCAGAAGGGCATACTCTAGTATCCTTCACTACAACCAGTATTATGGCTATTCTTAAAAACCAACCAGCTACACTTAAATTAACAGTAATGTACACGGAAAACTAGAAAGGAGATAATTATGAGAATTAATTGGAAAGTTAGGTTTAGGAATAGAGCGTGGCTTATATGCTTTATCCCACAGGTGTTATCCTTTATATACACAATACTAGCTACCTTTGGGATTATTCCTAGAGTACCACAGGATGCAATCATGCATCTTATAACAATACTATTAGACATACTAGCAATTATAGGTATCATTACAGACCCTACAACAGCAGGTACTAATGACAGCAAACTAGCAATGTCATATAACAAACCTAGTGCAGGACTCCCTACACTAGAGGCACAGTTTGCAGAGCCACTTCCTGAAGAAGAGATTAATATAGGAGAGAAGATGAATGGGTAGCATGTGGTATAATCAATACGACCCAAGATGGTCACGTAAAGCATATGCTGGTAGGACTATGGCTGAATCAGGCTGTGGTCCTACGTCTATAGCCAATATAGTTAGTGCTAAACATAGTGATGTTACACCAGTACACGTAGCTGATTGGCTTACATCTCATGGGTACGCATCTAACGGTAATGGAACTTACTGGTCTGGAATTAAAGCAGCACTAGATGCTTATGGCTGTCCAGCAACACAGCACTCGGCTATGCAGCCTTTCTTTAATGAAATGGCTAAAGGAAATAGATGGGGTGTTATTCTGTTCCGAGCAGGAACTAGAGGTGGCATTACATGGACCATGGGTGGACATTTCGTAGCAGTAGTCAAAGGCTATGAGTATAAAAATGGTAAGCACTATCTCTACATCTCTGACTCAGGCGGTAGAGGTCATGATGGTTGGTACACATATGAAGACCACATGCAAGGACTTATTCCTACACTCTGGTCTTGTGTAGTAGATGTTAATGACTCTGTTATAGCCCAGCCTCCTGCTAGTAACCCAGCTCCACCAGCTAGTCAGTCTGTTGGTAATGTAGTCTATAAAGTAAACTCTCCAATAGGACTTAACGTACGTGGAGGGGCAGGAACAAGCTATGCTAGAGTAGGTGGTCTTGCAAACGGAACAACAGTTACTATTACACAGGTAGCAGGCAACTGGGGATACGCACCTAGAGCAGGTGGCTGGGTGTGCCTAGACTATTTAGCAAAAGTAGGAGGTGCTACATCAGTACCAAGCACTAGTGTAGTTGCAGGAGGCACATATACCCTAACATCAGATATGCGTGTACGCACAGGTCCAGGAACAAATTATAGTGTTAAGAGACGTTCAGAACTAACACCAGATGGTAGAAACCATGCAAGAGCTGGAATCTATGCAGTCCTCGCAGCAGGAACAAGAATTACAATTCTTGAGGTTAGAGGTAACTGGGCTAGAATACCATCAGGCTGGGTTTGCATCTGGCAAGGTAACACAAGATATATGAGGTAGTATCATGAAGCAAATAGAAGACTATATCACGTTTGTTATGCTAAACGCACAAGTGGGTATTGAGGTAGGCGTGTTTGGTTGGTCTTATTTTTAAAAGGAGTTAGATAATGAACCACGTTATATCTCAAGTAAGTACATTTATTGTAGGAGGGCTATGCACCTTTATATTCACATATGCCATAATGTTTGGTGCACTTAAAAAAGGTGTACTAGCCCTACTCAGGTACAGGTTGTTTGTTGAATGTGAACGTATTATAAATCAGGCATACATCACGAGTGAAGAGCTTACTGATTTAGATAGTTTGCATGATGCATACAAAGGGTTAAAAGGCAACGGTACAGGGGATGCCTTGTACAAACTAGCCACAGAACAACCCCTTCAAGTTATTGTTAATAGTATAAGAAAGGAGGTTAAGTAGTGGCTACAAGTAATACTACACAAACACAAGTACAGGCACCTCAGACCAACGAGTCTACAAGCTCTGCAACCTCTAGTATAACCCCAGAGTTTATACAGCAGTTAGCAGATTTAGTAGCACGCTCTACAGCACAAGGTAGGTTTGAGTCTGGACGTTCTGAAGCTACATATGACCCTGAACAAGTAAGAGCAACCAATAGAGCACTACTGGAAGATGTTAATAGTTTGTTTAAAACAGGCTCGTTTAGTAATAGAGATTATGGTATACTCACAGATAGAGATACAATATTGAATAACCTAAACGCAGCAACCAATGCAGCCTATGATACACAGCGTATGGAGGGGCAAGCAAACCTACTAGCTCAAGCTAATCTGGAAGCCCAGAATAGAGACAGAGCTATCCAGAACGCTAGAGCAAACCTACAGACGTCTGCTTTATCCGGTGCTAATGCTGGACAGATTAATGCAAGTATACTTACTAATCTACTAACCCAGCAACAGCAAGGCGTGGGAGACCAAACTTCAGCACTACAGCAGTTGCAGGCTCTTGCTGAAAAGCGTAGACAGACACTCTCTGAAAATGAGAATACAGCTACGACGACAGCTAACCAAGCAGCAGGTACACTAGGCTCACTACTCAACGAGGAGAAAAATGCTAGAGTTGCAGCAGCAGGTTCAGCACTGTACAGTATGGGTGGACAGGCTGGTAGTTTTGCAGGAGCAACTAAAGCTAGAGAGTGGGGTAATACAGCTAATAACGGTATTAGTACAACGTCTCCTTATAGCACAAAGAACACCACTAAAAATGGTGAACTGAAAACAACTACCAATACGTCAGGCTCCACCTCGTAGGAGAGTCGTATGAAGTTTTTAGAAGATTTTAATATCAAGAAATACGTGAAACCAAAAAAGAAGACCTCTAAACCACAGAGGTCTTCTTCTATTACTTATACAAAACCTTTACCTAAAGGACCTATCCCAGTAAAGAAAGTAGTTCCAGATAAGATACCTACAAAACCTTTACCTACTACAAGCTCTAACAAAAGTTCTATTGTAACAAAACCATTTTTTAATATTCCTATCCAGCCAGCACTACCTAGCCCAACAGCGATTAAGGCAAGGCACAATGAATTTGTAAAAGCTAATGCTAGAGCTAATAGAGCAATAAGTGATTTTAAATCTAATAACGTAATTGCTAATGCTACCTCTGGAATATTTAAAGGCGTAGAGTTTAATAAAAGAGTAGCACCTTTTATAGACACACGTCCTCAAGCAGTTAGAGATTTTAAAGTAAAGAACTATGCCTTCAGGAAGAATCCTATATTCAAATGGTATGAAAAGAAAGTACCTAACGTAGGAGAGCGTAGGTCTGGTACAGGAGCGTTTAGTAATAACGGTTACGTTAGAAACTTTACTACAGGACTATTTAAAGTATTAAGTTCTGATGCTGACCCTAGAGGTATGCTCTCTGATCCTACTAGACGTAAGATACATGAAATGCAGAGAGCTAATCAAGCTAAAGCTCTACGTGCGTTTACTAAAGGTACTGGTGATTTAATAGCAGATACTATTGTACGTCCATTCTATCAGAACGCATGGCAACAGGCAGAGCTTAAAGACAGGCTTAAACTACGGGAGCGTAAGATGAATGAGCTCTATGGTTTAAATAGAAAGCAGCAAACATACTATGTAGAGGATGATAAGGGACGCGTATATGCTATTAAAGGTAGTAAAAATGGCGGTGATACTTATAGTTATATTGATAGCAACGGAAAAGCGTTAAGCCTAGATATAACTGCACTGCCTAAAGATAGGGTGAACACATATAAGAGTATAGGGCTTATTCCTAGAGATAAAGTATTTCGTGTTAAAGATGGAGACCAGTTCCTCTCACAACTACTAGACCCTAACTATAATTCAGGACTTCTTGCTAGAGACAGCAAGGGGCTCCCTTATATTTCTAATAAAGGACTTAAACAGTATCTGGAGAATAACGGAGTAAGAAGTAACAGCATGTCTCTATTTGAAGCTGTAAGCCCAAAACGTAGAGCAGACGATTTAATGATGCAGAGGTATCTAGTTAAATCTGCTGATGACTATGTCCAGAATAAATACTTTGGCGGTTATCCTCAAATGAGCACACGCTCTATAGGAGCTAATCTTGCTATTAACTTTTTAGGACTAGGACTTAATCTTATTAACAGACCACAGCAAGGTGTGTCTGCTTATATCATAGGTAAGAAAGAAGGAAAGACTGCGTCACAGATACGTAAAGATATGTATGCTGGATTTATTGAGGGTAAGGACACATCCTTTACTGAGTACTATCTTACTAAAAAAGATAAGCACCCTTATTTAAAAGGGTTACTGTTTGATAGTATTTCGGACCCACTACTCTTTGCTGACTTTATAGCTAAAGGTGGTGCAGGTGTAGCTAAAGGCATAACAAGGGCTTCTGTTAAATCTGAAATAACAGAGCGTAGTTTGCGTGAGGTTACAAGTAAGTATCTAGGAGGGGCTAGACTTCTTAATAAAAATGAAGGACTCACCTTTAAGGAAAGTTTACACACAGTGTTTGAAACACACAAGCTAGGTACGGTACACCAGACTAGAGGAGTGTACTCTAGAACTCTAGGTAGACTTAAAGGTGTTCAGATGACAGCAGATGCTTTAGATAACACCTTACCTAAAGCACTACTACCTAACCGTACTAAACGCCAGCTTATCAACACAATGATTACTAATCCTAAACAGGTAAATAAAAACTGGATTATGAATGTACTACATGAAGCTGGGTTTAGAAATAACCTTAAAGAAGATTTAGCAGACGCAATCTATGATAGCTATAGAACTAGCAGACTTGTAACCAACACAGCTAGGGCTAATAAGATTGCGGACTCTACATCAGGAGCTTATAAGGTTTATAAAAAGTTTAAAGCCTTTGGAGAAGAAGTAGATAGAGTAGACACTACACTCACTAAAGCAGCGTTCCCAGCATTTACCGGAACTGTGAAAGGTACTAGGAAAATAGTAAGAGCTATTAAGGCTTCTGAACTGAAGGCTTTTGTAGAAAAAGCAAAAGCACTTAAACAGATGCCTCTTTCTGACGTGTTTAAAAACGAAGAACTTTTAGACCTAACTAAACGTAGAGCTGTTAAACAGGTAGATAAAGCAGTAGAGCCTTTAGCCAAAAACCATAAGCTCTCTATGGAGCTAATCAACGAGGGAGCTGAAAAATATGAAGCAGCTATGAGGTACGGACAGCATGGCAAGACAGATGGTCTAGCTGACCTTATTGCTGCTAGAGACAGTCAGCTCATAGATACTTTAGATAATATTCAGACTGCTGTTTCATCTAAAGAAAATGGTTATGGAACAGCTATGCGTATTATTAAGGATACTTATGATGACGCAGCAGATGTAACTTCTGTACATGAGTTTCTAGATAATGCTCTACAGTCTAATAACAACTTCCGTGAAGGACTTGTTTACGTAACTGACGATTCAGAGCGTAAAACTTTAAGTGCACTCCTTAACGCTAGAGAAAATCAGATATATAAAACACAGCGTGTTTTAGATAATACCGAGGCTACAAAGCGTTTAAAGGATTTAGCACAGTTCACTAACATAGTTAAACAGCAAGTGCGTTCTGTAGAGAATTACACTGCTCTTGAAAAGTATTTAGTAGAAAGCATTGAGCAAGCACACAACGCTACGCATTATGTAGATACGCACCTACAAGAGCTTGTTACAAAACGTATAGATGAGGTTAAGGAATTACTACGTAGTGATGCTACTACTAGAGAGTTTAACCACACCATTAACCAGATTATAGGAGATGTTAAATCAACTGCTAGTCAGCTCAAGACTTTAAAGAAAGAGTCTAAAGCTGTGTCTATTAGTTCATTCTTTTCTAAATTCAATAAAGTAAAAGAAGAACTTGGAGCAAAGTCAGTTAAGAGTACGTTCTATAAAGATAATACTATAGAGCAGGTACTTAAAGATAAAGCTACAGCAAATGCATTTACTACTTTAACAGATATTTCTGATGAGTATATAAGCGTTGTGTCTGGTTTAAAACAGTATTTACCTGAGTATCTGCATAGTGCTTTAGAAAGTGTTATGGATGTTAATGTAGATGATTTAGCATTACAAACTGCAAGACGTAAAGCTCTCCGCAGAGGAGAAGATATAGAAAAAGCGGTAAGCAGCGATATCAAATATATAGGACTCTCTGATTTCCCTAATGGAATTACAGACCTCATGCAGACTCTAGAAACACAAGACTTTAAAAAGTTAAGCACACTATTAAACCTAGACGCTAATAGTAATATGGTTACTTTTGTACAGCACCTAGATAGTTATATTGAGGAAAGCGTTTCTGAAGCTATAGATACACTACGCCTTATAGATTCTAAAACAGGGGCACCTTTAGCTAATTATTTAGCTGATGTAGAAAGCACGCTGATTAAAACTAGAAACGCTGCAAAGTATGAGGGTATTACATTAGACCAGTTTACAACAGTAAGAGCTATTAAAGCTAATGCAGCACAACTAGAAGCTACAGCACAAGACATCTATAAACAGAATAAGCATTTATTTAAAACGGGAGATTACTATTTAGAAAGAGTGGACCGTCTTATTAAATCTGAAATGCTAGATAATATTATAGAGTCTTACAGATTAGCTGATGATTATAAGACAGCTACAACCGTAGAGCAGTTAGCAACCTATGCTGATGACATAGCTAAAAAGAAAAAAGCTAATGCACTGCTATCATCTTCATTAGAAGAAGCAGAATCTGCATTATCTCCAGAGCTATATAACATTTATCGTGATGCTTTATTTGATGCACGTGATTTAGGACATAGTGCTATGGAGCACCCAGAATTTCTGGCTCCTGATTTTGTAGACCACGTTATAGAACAACACTACTATCAGTATGCAAAAGCTAACTACAACATAGACAAAACCATAGGTGACTTATACTCATTTAGTAAATCCGACCTATCTAAAAAGTATGACATAGATAAAGAGATATTAGATAGACTCTCTGTAGGACATACAGCAGGTATAGACACATACCGTTCTATACTAACTAATATAGTACACGACCCTGAAAGTTTTGGTGATTTAATTGAACGTGCTAAAGCAGGCAGAGATGTATTTATATTTGATACAGAGACACTAGGTCTTAATACTAAACGAAATACTAACCACGTATTCAGTATGGGTTTATATAAATTAGACCCAGAGCGTTGCAGTTTACTTAAATATGATAAGGAGCTAGAGAGGTATACTAGCGAAAGTATCAATGAGTTTATGCGTGCTTTATTAAAGGATGCTGATTCTGGCAACGGATATAAAGAAATCTTAAATAAGATTCCTAATTACTTGATTGATAATGGGTGGCATCCGGATACGTCTTTCATGGATATTGCTACATTTAAAAAGATGTATGGTCATGAAGGCTATAGCATAAAAAATGATGTATTCGCTAATAACATTGTAAATACTATGCAGGAGATGCAGGGTACTCCTACATTAGATTTACATAATGTTGTATTGTGCGGATTTAACAACCATGGATTTGATAATGTAGTGTTAGCTAATAACTGTCCAGAGCTTGCAGCACTATTCAGAGATGTACCGCAGAATATAGATATGCTTGTTAACATCAAAGCTAAACACGGATTAATTATCTCTGATAAAGATAAGAATATCATAGGCAATCTATACAATAGTCTTCTATCTGCACTACACGATACAGATATAGAAAAGTTTAAGTATGCTTATCCAAGTAGACTTATAGATAGCTATGATAGATTTTATAGCACACTCCAGCGTTTAGGACACAGTGCTACAAGTCTTGATGTTGCTGTAGCACATGGAACAGATGGTACTCAGTATGCTTCTGCTTTAGATACTCTATTTAAAAACACACCTGAGAGTATAGACCTTAACCTAACAGCTAGTGAACTCCGAGAACAGAAGTTTCTACTGAAGTCTATTAACCATCTTAAAGATGATTCTCTAATTGTAGACCACGTCTTTAATCTGATTCCTAGTAACGAGCGTGCTTGGGAAACAGGTTATCTAGTTATGAAATTAGATAATCCTAAACTAACTAGAGCAGAGTACGAAGCACTGTATAAATCTGGGGAACTTGCTAAATATGAAACTACAATTTCTAATTGGTTCCATATTCTAGACAGCAACCCAGAGGTTGATGTGCTTAAACTAACTCCAGAAGAGTTTATAGCTAAAGCAGATGAGCTTCGTGCAGCAGCAGATGTTATGACTGGCGGACAAACAAGTAACATCATCAGATGGATTAACGGTATAGCTGATGGTGGCTATTCTTATTTCCAGACTTTAGCTGTACAGAATAAAGTAAATAAGAACATGCTAGACTGGTTTGGACATGTGATGAATAACTATCACGCTATAGAGACATACAGACAGCTTACTGCTAATATTCAAAACCATCTCAGACGCAACGCTGATGATATATTTGATATAGACAACAGAATGTTACTAACAGGCATAGCATGGCGTGAGCTTAAAGATTATTGTCTTGCACGTCCAGAACTAGCTAATGCACTCTATATTTTTAATATAGATTTTGACGCACGCACAGTGAGTGAAAAGTTTGCAATTCTTGAAGAATTAATTATGGGTAAAAAGTACGGTATGCGTGAGACACTGTTTGGTACTTCTGACAGTGCAGTAAGGTTACTTCCGTCTGCATACTTTGATTTTTCAGAGAACACTGTAGAAGTAATAAACTACATATTTAATACACGTAAACATAATAATTATTATCTCTTTGATAAAGAGATAGGTTTCTTTACTAGAAATGCAAAGGGAGCTGCGTATGAGATAGCTAGTGAATTAGAACGTGTTAAGTATGATACAGTTGCTTTTGAAGAATTCGCAGAGCGTCTATCTAGTATTACAGGCGGTGCTTCTGTAGAAAAGCACACTATGGCTGTAGCACTACAACCTATTAATAATTTACGTAAGCAAATAGTAAGAATACTTAATACTACGGACGCAAAGAATACAATCACAAATCTATACTCTGATTTACAGCAAATAAAAAATGTTTGGGATGAAGTGCACCATACTAGAGTTAAAGCACTTGTATCTGATATGCTTCAAAATGAAGACGCCATCCTAGAGCATCTAATCACGCCTGACTTTAACGGTATGATGTTCCTGCGTTTCTCTCCTGATGATGATAACATCAAGCTAGTAGACCAGCTATTATCAGGAACACACCCTAATAGTAAGTATCTACAGGTGCGTTATTTAGAGAAAGATGAGGTTGCTGCTGTAACTCTAAATAATTTGTGTGACCTAGATGATAAAGCACTGCATCTACTCGACACAGGAAAAACCATACAGCGAAATAACATAATAGGAAGGAGTATGCCTACTGAATTACTTAATACATTTAAAAAGCAAATAGATAAGCTAGATACTCTAGCACCTGATTCTGTATTAAGACTTTACTATGAGTCATTACAGAATCTAGCAGCATATAGCAAACACAACTTTAGAGATTACACGCACGGGTTACTCAATGTAGAAAAGATAGACCAGTTACGTGAAATCTTTGATGTAGCCAACATGATGGATTTAGATAAGTTTGGTATGCAGACTATAGATGGGTTCGTAAGTGCAGGTTCTTATTTAACACTAGAACCACCTAAAGCAGTCAATGGTGTTGAGTTTTACAACAACCCATTACTCACAGCTGAGACATTACTAAAGCGTAATGCAGAGCAAGCTCTTGATAGCCACACTACTGTTGCTTACTTCTTACGTAATGAAGATCTCAACTCTTTAAATAAGTTTAATTTATCTGATAAAGAGTGGTTTAGAGTATTAGATCAGCTAGAAGATTCCTTTGTTGTTTGTGCTATGGGTACAGACAACAAGAATAAAAAGTATTTAAGTAAGATAGAGGCACAGATTAAAGAAGCTAAAAAGGCTGATGATATTAAGACATTAGAGAGGCTTGGTGAAGAATATAGAGCTTATAATCCGGTGCAGCTTAAATCCTTTGAAATAAAATCCTCAAGGGATTTACAGAGAGCTAAAGAAGCTAATGCAGTTCTAGTTCCTAGAGTTGTGTATGAAACGCTCTATGGACACGTAAACAACTTTACACCAACCAATCCTATACTGCGTGGTTACAACAGATATGTAACTATGATGAAGGCGTTCTACATATCTACGCTAGGTACAGCTATGCGTAACTACATAGACGAAACCATCAAGACCTATATAGATGTAGGTTGGGAGGGTGTACCTATTGTGCATAGAGCTAGATTTCAAGCTATGGCTGACCTATCTGACTACAATCAGATTATGGATGCTATTAAGAAAGACCTTAATACAGGACAACTTATTAAAGGTAAACTTAATTCAGCAGAAGCTAGAGCACACCAAAGACTAATACAAAAAGGTTTTGCAGATACACCATATTATTTTAATATCCCAGTATCTGATGCACAGAAGTATTATGGTTATCTAGCTGAAGCCGGAATACTTCCTAAACACCTTACAGAGCGTATGGATGCTAGTAACTTCTTACGTATGCACGCATTTATGTTAGAGGGAGCTTCTGGTGGTACTCAGGCTGGAGAGATACAGGCACGTGCATTAGCACACTCTATCCCTGAACTAGAGGGCGTTGTGGCTAGAAACAAAGGCGTGTTTGGAACGCTAGGTGCTTTCCTAAAGATGCCTGATAAAGATTTAGACTCCTATGTATCTATGGGTAACTATCTCTTTAGTAAAGGTGTTTCAGCAGCACTAACACCAATGGCTTACACAGAGCAGATTACAAGACTTACGCACATGTACACTCTAGAAGAACTGGGTGTAGGTAAAATAGAAGCGTTCTCCAGAATATCTAAAACACATTTCAATTATGATGTTAAAGATAGAGCAGCAGTTTATGCACAGCTTCTGTTCCCATTCTTTAACTTTACTAAACTAAATATAGATTACTGGATGAACGCATGGACTAAAGACGCACACTCTATTCACAACCTACTCAGACTAAACCAGCAGAACCTTAAAGAGGCTATGGATGATAACTATGAGCGTACAAGAAATGGACAGTGGGTTGATATGTCTTATCTTAATCATGCTATGGCAGGTAACCCTAGGATACCTAACCCAGCACAGAACGAGGGACAGGCTGCGTGGTTGAAGTTAAACCCATCATTCTATGATGCGTATAACTTCTTACTAGATCCTATGAATCAAGGTATGCAGGATATATTCAGTCCAATTCAAAATGTACTCCAGGATAGACATTTCTTTGATGGTGCTATTAAAGCAGGTATATTTAACCAAGGCTATGGTGGAAATGGTTTAATGGATTTCTTACCGCTGATAGGTTCTACTATATTACCTATGCATGAGAATAAACTCAGGTATATAGATAAAACCTTTACAGAGTATAGAAACGATACTTTCGCCCAGCTATTAAAATCACCCGGCTCATTTGCCCAGCTTCCTACAATACTTGCTTTTTCAAAGATAGACTTTGGAGAGGACTATGAGAAGTTCAATAGGTTCTTAAATGCTAATGGTTATGCTTACGATTTCTACACTCGTCAGATAAAACCAATTAAGGACTGTGTGGCTAGAGATAGTAAAGAGTTGTCTATGTATATGTACAAAAAGTATGGTTTAGTATATGACTTCATTACTAAAACATTTGTACCTGCATATCTATCTAAAGACCCTGTGACTAGAAATATAAGTTTTAAAACACCGCATAGTCAAGCACAGTGGTCTGATATACAAGCTCTTGCTAAACTGTATCAAAATAAAGGTTATGATTTTGTATCCGGAAGTTTTGTTGATTTAGAAACTAAAGGTGCAATCTTTGATAGAAAGCAATATGAGGCTTGGCAGCGTAAGCGTGGGTATGAGAAAGAGTATCTTACTAACACTTGGGTACCTCTAGGTACAGCTAGAGCCCATAGCTATGGTGAGGCGGCTGAGTACATGCGTACTAAAGGTATGGAGTGGGATTACATTCTAAAGAAGTATGTGCCTGGTGGAACTGCATTAGCACATAACTATAAAGAAGCCAATAAACTATATGCTGCTTATGGCTTTGAGTATGATTACGCACGTAATGCTTATGTACCTAAAGGTAGAGCTACAGTAAATAACTTCAATGAGTATAAGAGATTCCAGAGAGAGCGTAACGGACTTGAATGGGATTATGCAACTAGGCAGTGGGTACCACTAGGTACTGCTAAAGCATCTAGCTGGAAAGACTTGTACGGAGACGATTGGCATAGGCGTAGACATTTCCATAAGCATTGGAAGAGACGTAAAGGTCATAAGTTTAAGAGGTTTGATACGTGGGAGGAGGTAGTAGAGTTTCAGCGTGGACGAGGACTTGCTTGGGACAGTATAACTCGTAAGTGGGTTAAGCTAGGAACAGAGGCTACTTGGGATGATCTAGTGGAGTACAAGAAGTCTAAAGGACTTGGCTGGGATAGAATTAATAAACAATGGGTAGAGCTAGATAAAGTTCCTACTTGGGACCAGTATCAGAAGTATAAAGAGTCCCAAGGATTAGAGTGGGATTACATACAGAAGACTTGGGTACCTAAAGGCTCTGCTATAGGTAAGAAGTGGAAAGACTTCCAGAACTATAAGAAGTCTACAGGTAAAACCTATGACTATGTACAGCAGCGTTATGTAGGTGGCAAAAAGATGAGGACACCTAAAGCACAGTTCAACTATGATTATCATATGAAGTATCATGTAGGTAAGATTAAACCTAAACGGAACTATCTAGATTCCATGATAGATAAGTATATTAATAATCAGGATCCTAATGTACGTTATAATATAACGACAATGCCTAGTCTGAACATGTATCAGGTTAAGAGCCTGCGTACTAAACGCCCAGTACCTCGTATGAGGTTACAGGAAGTACAGCGTATGCAAACGTCCTTTGTTAAATACTATAAAAAAAGCCAGAGCATTTAAGCTCTGGCATTTCTTTTAAATATCTTCATCAATATCTTTATGTGTTTCTGATTCCGCTTCTGCAATATCTCGCTGTACTGTTTCTATGTTGTCTTCTAGTACGTCCTTTGGTTTGTGTGGGGCTATCTTATCCCATGCTTTAGCAGCTGCTATAACTACTTGGTTCTGTGTATGTTTATCCTGCCAGACAAACCACGTGCACATCTCCCACTCTTTTTCAAAGAGTACAGTTAGATATCCGAACGGGGCACCTAGGTGATACATCTCCATTTGTACCTGCGTGTAATAGTATGGTGGTATACCATATCTATTAGCTTTCTCTATGATAGATGCAGTGCTGTCTGCAATAGACTGAGGTATGAGTCCGTCTGTTGCATAGCCTGTTGATTCTCTCCAGTCTGCTTTTGTCCTATCATAGTGACTAGCTCCTTGCTCTGTACAAACTTTAATCTCATCTGGAATATAATGTAATGTTCCATCATCATCATAGCACTCCATAACTCCGTCAAAGTTTACAGTTAGAAATGGGAATGTATTGTGTCTGTACATATTAGCCGGTTTCATAATTCTTCTGCCTGAAATCTGACTGTGCTTCTGAATAATAAAAGGCTCTAGGTCTACACCCTTTCTAACAGCAACTTGATCGCTAACTGCAGCCTCTTCAGGTGTTAGGTAGTTTCTAGATTTTTCTTCTATAAGTTCTTCCAGTTTCTTATAAGGGTTTACACTTACAAGTACTGAGGAGTCAGAACAGCCTAGTCCATTCTTACGAAGTAAAGCATATACTTCATTAGGAAGTTGGTCTATGTCTTTTACTGCAGTATGAATAGGCAAGATGCTTGTGTCTAGATAATCTGTATTCATTTCATCTAAACGAGGTGCGTTAGCTTTAGCCCACTCATACTGTTCTGCTACTGTCATTCTTCTTTCCATTAATCAAATACCTCGCTATCTTCTGTAATACATAAGTCTCCTTCATCATTATAGTCTAGAACTGCTCTACGTTTTATGCCTTCATACTCATAAAACAGTTCCTCTTGTTGAGGGACTCTAGGATGTTTAGGTTCATATTCTTCAGGCATGATACTTTCAAACATCTCTATAACTTTTTTCTTTAGAGATTTAGCGTGCTTTGGTTTGTAGTTATCTGTAGTTATCATAGCTATCTACCTCCACTGTTTTCAGTTTAAAATCCTTACTGTTGTTATTCTTGAATGTAACAAAGTGTAACATATGTCTGTACGCATCTAGGATATGTCTGTTAATCTTTTTGAATCCATCTCTTACTGGAAGTGCGTATCCTTTGTTTACTCCTAAACCTTTAAGTAGGTTTCTCTTTAGTAAAACTTCTGTAGACCAGCGAGCTTTAATCTCTACAGCTCTTTGAAGTATTAATGGTATGCTTGTGTTATAGCAGTAAACCTGCACGGCTCCAATAAGTTTTGAAGTTTCCATTTTAGAATAGCTCTGGACTATAGCCTTTTCATAGTAGAGTACATAGTCTTCTAGAACTACGATAAGGTCTTCTCCGTATTTACTGTACATCTCCTCAATGAGGTCTATGTGCTCACTCCAATAATGTTCTGCTGCTATAAATTCAACAGCATCAATCTTTCCAAAACGAAGTACTTTACCATCTCCTGTTGCAAGCACCCAGCCTGTGCAACCTTTACCCTCTTCAAAGGATCCTGATGGGTCTATTGCTAATACGTACTGATATGTTTTATTTATTTGTGGAATCATTTTCTAGCATCCTTTCTAAATCTTGTAGTGTTTCAATCTCTTGTTTCTCCGCCCAATTAGTAGTGGTTACTTCCATGTCCGCTACGATAGGTACTTTAGTATCACTCCAGTCTTCCATTATCTCTTTGAACTTAAAGAAGTGTTCTATACTATCTTCCGGATTCCATTCCCATGATAGCTCATCATGTATCTGCATTTGCCATTTAGTTTTAAGACCATTAGCTTTAGTATATTCCCAAAGCTCTATAATCTTTTTCTTTAGGTAAAACGCAGCACTCCCTTGTATCAACATATTAATTAGTTTATGTCCTGATACATTGTAGTAGTGTACTCCAAATAAATTAGTAGTGTTAGAGTAGAGCCTGGCTCTGTTGTAACAGTAACTGTGATACTGTTTTACTCCGGGAAAAGCATTATAATAAGCAGCGTCAATTTTCTTAACTTCTTCTAAAGTCTTATCAGGGAACATCTGGCGTATACGTCCGAGTTGTGCTCCATAATTTTTAGCGAAGTTTGTACGTTTGCCTATATCATAACGAGCTTCCTTAAATCCTTCATCTCCTGGTTTAAGTCCTGTTGCTGCTGTGGTAGTAGCACCGTGTACATCTACAGGCTCCCAAGGTAAATTATCTTCATCATGATACCAAGAACCATCATATGCTTCTTTGATATGTTCTGGATTATTATAATCAAATAATTCTCCTGAAGCTCTATGACATTTATAAGGCATGTACGCTCTACAGAGGTTTTGGTCTGGATGATTCACTAGAATCGTGTATAGTGCTTGGAATCTTAACTCAATCTGTGAGTAGTCCAGATAAACTATAGCATTGTCTGTTTCAACCATGTATCTTGGGTTGAAGAGGTCGTTACCTTCTCTATCCTTAATACCGTTTCTAGGGAACTGTTGGAAATCTGAAGTAACTCTTCCAGATACAGTTCCAACCTGATTGATCTGAGTATAGAGTCTATCCTTGCCTTTGATTAGACGTTCCTGAAAGCGAAGTATGTATGTACTGTACCACTTCTCTAAAGTTCTTAACTCTTGTACTAACCAGATAAACTGTTTTAGTTCTTCGTTCTTGGTGGTGTTGTACAGCAGTTTAAGTTGTTCATCATTTGTAGAAGTTAATTCAGTTTCATATTTTGTGTTTATGATCTGTTTAATTAATGCGTGCTGTCCTACACTTAACTCTTGTTCTGCAAGTTCATTTAATTCAGCTCGTAGAGTTAAGATGTATTCTTTCATACGTACTCTAGACTCTTCTAGGTATTCTGTATTGCATTTGAACCCTACTCGTTCCATACGAACGATAGGCTCTAATAGAGCGTTTTCAATGCTTACAGCGTTTTCATTATCTCTAGCTTTTACCTTTGGAATTAAGAACCAAAGTATTTCTAAAGTGTAAACAATATCATATGCAGCGTATCGCTTTAGGGTTTCAGTATTGAGTTGATCATATTGAATCATATCACTTTCTACAATACTATTCACTTTAGGTTGTAACCAGTCTGGAAGTCTACTGTGCCATTCTATATAACGCTCTCTTAAATCTTCAGGTAAGTCTTCTAACTCGAAGATGCAATCTTTAGTGTATTCATTTAATTGTTTTAATGTAATACCTAAAGCCTGTTTGAGCTCGGTGTTATATGCTTTGGCAATAGCTGTACGTTCTTTTTTTAGAGCAGACTCATGTACTTTAGCGTCCTTATCTACATAACGTGTAGTGTAATCTTTGAGACCTAATGGCGGTCCGCCTTCACTTGTGTGTAGGGCATCATGTCCATACCTTATATAAAACTGTGTGTCAGTTAATGTTAAGGTATCTGGTTTTATTTTGAATATATCATGTCCTATATTCATAAGCATGTGTATATCAAAACTTATGTTATGCCCTGCAAGTAAAGTATGTTTTTGTATGAGCTGGGTAAGCCATACGTCTAGAGCCTTCTTACCTATTTCAGTACGTAAGTCTACTACGTAGGCATACCCTCTCATACGCTCTGGATCTATAAATCCAAACTGGGCTAGGAATGGAATGTCCTTTACAATGTGTAATCCTGTAGTCTCAGTATCTACAGCACCGTATAGAGAAGCGTATTTGTTATATACTTCTATCATATTTTCTATGTCCTGTTCTGTGTCTACATTACAGAAATACCATTTAAATTGTAACATTTTCTCCTAGCCTCTCTGTGTAAGTGTTGCGGTTAATTTGATTGATGCCTAACCTGAATCGTTCAGTAGGTATCATCTCGTAGTTTGAGAATTTAATAAATAATCCTTTGGCTAATAGGTTTGTTGCAGAGTTCAGAGCTTCATTGCCTAAACCCGTGGCAGAGCCTAATACGTTTTTAGTAATGCCTGCACTCTGCTCTAACTGCATAACTAGCATAGGGTACTTATCAAATATAGTCTGTAGTAATGCAACTCCGTCTTCATCAATCTCTGTGTACTTGCGTTCGTGGTCTACAAACTGTTTGAACTTGAATGTATCGTTGTCATATAAATTAACGAAGTATTTTACTGCAAGAGCTACATGCTCGTTTGTTACTACGATATTCTCAAAGGATTCATCAGTACTACATAAGTAGCCAGCTAAAGCTATAGATATTCTGGTCAGCTTCTTCCAAGCCTCTGTTCCAAATATCTTGATGTGGCTGTTGTACACTTTATTTAAATCACTAGCCGCCTCCATAATAGATTCTATAACTCCATCTTCAAATACAATTTGTTCAGGAGTCCTAGACCAAACCCAACGAATCTTATCTCTATAAGCCTCTTTAGGAAATGGATCTAATGGAGTCCACATAGGGTTAAATGTAGTGTTACCTTTATCTGATAGTATCAGTATTACGTCATATCTAGCTATGTCCTCTGCAGCTTCAATTAAGTCTGTGACTATTTGAACTCCGTTCGGATAGCTGGCAATGCTTTTGATTTGTCCTTTTTCATTTTTAGGATTTGTTAGTGATAACATTCTTACCATTGCTGGCATGGTTATTGTTCCAGAAACTCTAGTAATACGTGCCTCATTACTCGATCTGATATCTGTTAATTCAGTAATTACAGTTTTATTAGATTTTCCAAACTCTTCAAAGATAATCATACCCTTGTGATTCTGCGGTATGATACCTGCACGAGTTTGGAATCCGTTACTGGTTTTGTTACTACCTCCAACAAGTCCCGGAATTGTTGCAGAGTTTCCTGCTAGAGATGTGAACGTTCCTAGTCCGTATAACTCTCTTAAACAGTTAGCTGTACTAGACTTACCTACTCTAGACTCACCTACAATAAGTGTATCTAGGTACGCTCTTATGTTTTGGAATCTACCCATATTAAACATAAGAGGAGTGTGGTAAGTTAAGTCAATTGTCTGTATAAGTTGGTTGTTACCATCATAGCCTAGTAGTCCTTTAACTCTTTCTGTAATCTCAGTTAACTTATCTTTAGCCTTGCCGGGGTCCGCTTGGAACATCTTCAGGTGTTCCTTTACATCTTCTGTTACTTTGAAATTTGAAACAGAATCATTAGCATCTTCTGCGTCAACTATAATCATTGTAAGCTGTTGTCCCTTATAAGGGTGTGGTACTAGCTTATAAGTTACAGAGTATTTTTTACCAGACTCTAATCGCTGATTAATGGAATAACAAGTGTACTCCATAGGTTGATTAGTTTCTGTATTCTGTGTTTCAAATAAGTCAGAAGCATAAGCCTTAAAGATAGTAGCTCGCTTTAGAACAGTTTGTCTAACAAATTTTTCTTTCTGCATGACTCCAACAATATCTCTGATGTTGTCTTTGATTACAGTCTCTTTAAAGTTATTATCTACTAGGTGTAAGATGTCTCTACAGTTTCTAGGTTTGAGTTCCCACTCTTTAGTATCTCCTATGTGCATAGTGTCGTTTCCGTCTCCTACAGCATACTTCTCTAGGATAAGTGCTGATGGACAGGAAAATGTTGTATCCGTTACAGCGGTGACTTGTATATTTGTTTTACAAAGTACACCTACGTGCTCTGGTTTAGATGCTTCTAGGAGTGTCCACTCTGGTAATTCTGGTTTCTCCTCTGGAGGTGGTACAAACAATTCCGTTGCTTTTATGCACTTAACTAAATCTTCTTTTGTGTGATTGTATTTTGTGAAGTAGTCTGTTATGTCTTCTTTTGGTTCCATGCCCTCGTGGAACTTGGTGCAGACTCTTACTGAGTTTGCTACGCCTGTTAGCTGTGTTGCTAACTGCGAAGCTCCTTTGAGTCCTGCTTCATCATTGTCATAACAGATAACTACATTACGATCACGAAACGGTGCTAGGAATAATGGCTTTGCCATTTCACCTCCTGTTAGGGTGATTGCATTGAGTCCGTTGCTACGAGCAACTGCCATGTCTTTTTCTCCTGCACAGATTATAGTTGTACGCTTTGTAGAAGATTCTACCCACTGGTCATAAGGTATTATTAGCCCAGTGGGGGAGCCTTGCCTACCTTTCAGTTTAGGCTTTCCTCCCGGATGATAGCTTCTAACATCTAGTAACTTTCCATACATAATAACTGGAAAGTCAATTGAGTGTAATGTCATATTAGTTGTCTTTAGTTTGAGTTCTTCTATGACATCATCACTAATCCCTAGCTTGTTACAAAGCTCTTTTGTTTCTGGTTCTAATGTTTCCCTAGACCAAGTGAGCACGTCTTCTTCTGTGTTAAAAGCAGATTGGATTCGTTTAGCTTGTACTAGTCCTGTTTCTAGTACCTTCTGTATGAATTGTGTTTCAGATAACCCCTCTCCACAAGACATACAGTGGTATAACATTTTATCTGTATTAACAGATGCTGATGGATTTGACTCATAATAAGTTAGTCCATTCACAGTTGTGTGTGGGAATGGACACATTACTTGGACTTCTGTTTTACTATCTGAAATATTAAAGTAGTCCAGTAAAAAACTCATTTAGATCTCCTCATCTTCTAATGTTGGTGCAGGTGCTGTTGGTTCTGGTGTAGCTTCAAACGGAATATCATCTTCAACTTCCTTGAAGCGGTCTGCAATGCTAGGTTCTGGTACATAAACATCTAGACTTAGGTACATTTCATTTCTGATATCAACTACGGATTTGTTACCGTACTGTTCATTAATATCTATCTTTAGTTCTACCATAGCCTGCTTACCTACAAGTATCTTTGTAAGGTCAGCCAGCTCAAAGTCTCCTTCAGGCTGAATACCAAAAGCAGTTAGGAACTGCTTTAGTTTGAAAAGCATAAAGCCTTTTGAGGCTTCTTTGAAGATGTCAAAAACGTAAGCTCCACCTTTATCTCCATCAGTTACCTGCTGCATACCTACGTTTAGGTAAGGGTCTCCAGCTTTGTTGGTCTTTATTTCCGCTTTCTTAATTTCCATCTTGTGCCAGCCCTCAATTAGTAGGCTGTTTGCTGGCTTTTCTGCGTTGTTTAGTGCGTCAAAATTAATCATGATTACTGTCCTTTCTGTGTTACTCGTAGCATAGATTCTGTGAATGTAGCGGTTAGTCTCTGGATGTATTCAATGTCATCTCCTACCTGTCTCAATAGAGTGTGGTATGCATCCTCTGTGTTTCTCTTTGCTTCATATGCAGATTTAAGATTGTTTTCTAGCATTACAAGTTTATTGTCTGCTAATGCTACTTCTTTCTTGAGATCATTAATGCAAAGGATAAGTTCCTTCTGAGTCATCTTTGTGTAAGGCACGTTTTCTAGTTCAGCTAGTGCTCTAGTCTTTGCTCTAGGCTTTCTAGTCTTCTTGGGTGTCTCGTCTTTCTTTACTACTGGTGTTACCTTTTCAGTTACCTTTTCTGTTGTCTTCTTTACTGTTTCCATTTTTCTTTTCTCCTTTTTAATCTACGGTTAGTTTAATGTATGCTTGCTTTAATGTGCTCAAAGGTAAGTCTTTTACCTTGGCATCCTTATAGCCTAGTTCTGTTAGTATTAACTTCCAAAGTGTCTTCTTGTTTGCGTTTTCTGTGAGATATCCTTTTACAGCGTCCTCATATTCTTTATGCTGTGCTGCTTCAATCTCTTCAGGTGATGTACCATCTTCCAGATATTTACGTAGCTGTTCACAAAGTTCTGGTGTGAAGTGATATGTCTCTCCTTTTACAAACATGGCGTATCTCGACTTAACTACTTTAGCTACAGGTGGTGTAGTTGGTGTACCTGCTGTAATCATATGTAGCACAAGGTCAGGTTCATACTTAATGTCTGCCTGCATAATCTGCTGTTCACCTAAAGACTGCACTGTAGTCTTACCCTGTTCATTAGTGCCAATTTCCATCTTCTCTTTGACTCTAACAGTTGTAATACAGTGTACTCTGTTGTCTCTTAAGAGTTCAAACAACAGTCCTTTTTCTTTGGTTACTCTAGGGTCCCCCCACGCAGCATATTCATTATTGTTTCTTGATGTTGCTTTAACATCATTCAGGATATCTAGGATACCTCCTTTATACTGCCATGCGTGTGAGATTGAGTCCATGATTACTACGGTAGCACCTGCTTTTACAGCTTCATCTCTGAAAACCAGATAGTGTGACGGCTTATAACCGATATCAGGTGTGAAGTTTCCAATCTGAAAGTCTTCAAACTTACCTCCTGATGAGCTATTAAGTCCACTAAATAGCGGTAGTGATCCGTTCTCTGTGTCAATAGCAAATACCTTTTTGTAGTCTCCAGCTAAAGCCTTACCAAGCACAAGTGCTAGTCCTGATTTGCCTGAACCTGTAAGTCCTTCAATCAGTATAGATGCTTTGCACTGTTTACGTTCCGCTTTATGGAAACTAAATACTGGATTTTGTGACATAACGTACTCCTTTCTGCTTTAGATATTTATTATAATCATTAATGACGTCTGTTTCTGTGAAGCGTTGTTCTAACAATGTGTAGATTTGTTCATCATAGGATTCAGTCATCATTAATTCGATTATCTTATGTGGCTTACTTGCTTTGTCCTCAGTAGTAGCTACAAACCTATCTTCTGCTTGAAGTATATCTCCTATAGGTGGAAATTTATCAGCAAAGATAGCTGTTTCAGCTCTGTCTAATGTAAGGGCTTCTTTACCTGCTTGTATGTTTATTAGGAATATATTAAACTTACCTGCTTGAAAGTCCTGTTTATAGACTTCTCTAGTTTTCTTTGGTGTAGCTCCTATAATCATAGCTAGTTTTGTTCTTGCTTTTAACTCATTATAGAGTAGTTTCAAGAACTGTGTTGATGTACTAAATATGATAATAGGTTCATCAGGATAGTCTGATATATACTGTTTAATATAATCTAATTTAGGTGAGCGACCCTCAACGCCCACCAGAGCGGGATGTAAACAAAGCTGTCTTTCTCTTATCAGAGCTTCTAATACATTCTTTGTTTCTAAATCTCCTACTCTGAACTCGGTGTGTAGTTGATTGATTGCTCTTTTTTGTTTTGGTGCAAGTGTTAATGGTACTCTTACATAGTCTTTACTAGGTAACCAAGGCATTACATCTTTACGTTTTCTCTGTGTAGAGTAGTCTGCTAGGATGCTCTGTAGTTCCTCCTGCATACCTTTCTTAAAGTCTGTAAACTCTGTATATGTCCTAGGTTGCTTTCTTATCTTATCCCAGATTTGATGCACTTCACTATCAAAATACTTATGTTTGAACTGCCAGTCTGTGTCTGTAGTTATTCCTAAAAAGTATAATATGGAGTATATGTCATACGCTTTTCCGGGTGCTGGTGTTCCTGTAAGTGCTAGTCTGTTTGGTATCTTTTTTGCTAGTTTAAACATTGATTTAGCACTTGCTGAATCAGGTGTTTTGATTCTGTGTGCCTCATCTAAAATCATATATTTAGGTTTAGCTTTTATGATTTCTTCTATAACACCTTTAGATACAATAGTTGTTTTGCAACTATCTAAAGATATTACTAAACCGTGTGTCCAGTTTTCTTTAATGATTTTCTTACGTTTAGCTAAAGTTCCGTCACACACTATACATGGTTTTCCTACCCAGCGTTCGTATTCAGCAGCCCATTGATATAGTGATGAGGCTGTAGCAATGATTAATACTTTTTCATTTTCTAATTTACGCAGCTTGATTGTTGCTAATGCTGTAGGTGTTTTACCTGTACGTTGCTCATTAAAACAAGCCATAGCAGGTTTTGTTACTAAAAACTTGGCATCTTCTTCCTGATAAGGTCTTAGTACTCTGGTAGTTCTTGTTTCTTTACCCATTCTTTTTCTTCCTTTGTAAGTTCAACTGTACTCTGTAGTTTTCTCAATTGTGCGTCTAGCTCTGTTGCAGTTGGTGCGTGTTTCTGTGCTGCTGTTAAAGGCACGTAGCAGTAAATAAAGGCAGGTCCTTTGTCATTGTCTGTATCTGATTCGATTTTCTGAAGTGCATTAATAAGTTGTGACTGTGCTACTGACCTAGAGTCACTAGAGTTTGCAACCATTTTGATAAGTGCAGAGTCTTTTAATATTTGCATTTCAGAACTTCTGTATTTAATTACATCAGGTTCCTTTAGAAATGCTGACCAATACTCTGACGTTAAATATTTTAAATCTGTTAGGCTTGGATTTATTTCGTCACATAGTTCTGCAAGCTCGTATTGGTTTGCACCTATTGCTGTTTCTCCTAGACTCTTAAAAATCTCCCAGAGTCTTTCTTTCTGTGTTTTATTCAGTCGGACTGTTGTACTCATTTAATACTAATACCTCCTTTAAATCTATAATAGTCTCTATTAATATAACCATTGTTCTATGGTCTTTTGCAGTTAGGTTGTATATCCAGTGTGGTGGAAGTACTTCTGCTCTAGGTCTGTGCTCACCGTCTCCTAGGTGATGTTTGACACTAGAATAAGACACGCCTAAAATTTTAGCAATTTGATAAGGTGAGTAGTTCAGATTAGTTAGCATCAATACCCAGTACCCTTTTGCTATTTTCTTTGGGGCATGTCTTATTGCTTTCATTACTAATGATTTAATTTGTGCTGTATAGAGGTCTTCTTTAGCTAGATTTGCTATAGTGAATAGGAACTCTAGTAATCTTTGTATGTCAAAGCCAGCTCTATTTGAAAACATAAAGCAAATTTGTAAAAATTGTGCTTCTGCATACAGCATGTAATTTAATTCTTCATATTTTGATTTATACATATTATGTTCCTTTTATTACTTTACTGTAATATAGCAGGGCGTGCGAGTGGATCTTTCCGGCTACGGAGTGCCTGGAAAGATCCCTTCGCATAAGCGCTATATTAAGTGAGTGTATCACTTTGTGTTACATTAGCGAAACGCATAATGCTTAACTTAGTAGTCAAAATGGCTAAAGTAATATAGCATAAAGTTTTCATAAAAAAAATAGATGCTCAAGAGTGTGTATACATAAGTGTCTAATTTAAGAGAATACTTTTGATGAACATGTTTTGAGTAATTCGTTAGAAATATCTAAAGTAATAACGTAAAAGTTTGAGCATCTATTTCGTATTTAAAAACAGTAAGTGCTCTCTTATCTATGTTTATGTGTCTTTTGTTTATAAGCACCTACTGTTCTTAACAAAGTTAGTATAGCATATTTTTCATATACTGCTCTACGTTGGTTTTATATTTTACAGTATATTTATGTAATATGTAATTTGTGTAATCAGGGTCTACAGCCTTTGCGTAAGCTATGTTCCCCTGTAGTTCCTGTATTTCTGGTACTGTCCATGTCTTCTTTTCAACTATGTTTTCATAACAGAATCTGTTTATCTTTGCGTTTAGGATTTTATTGTTTTTATGTCCTAATGTAATTTTGTTGTCTTTGTTCAGCATGAGTCCTACATTCCAGTTTCTTCCTGCGTTAGACCCGTATCTTGTTTTCTTATTGTTGATTTTAAATGGAGCATTAAAGCTATTTAGAATGTTTTCTATCTCTTTAATTACATCTGTCCATTTAAAACTCTTACCTGCACTGATGATTATATCATCAGCGTATCTTGTGTATGTGAAAAATGTATTATATTTTTTTCCTAGAGTTACACATAAGTTTGTTATTGCATAATCTATAGGTACCATACATATGTTTGTTAGTGCTGGACTAACAGGTGTACCCTGTGGGAGTTTATCGTTTAGGAGGCAAATGTCTAGCATTTTAGAGATGACAGCTCTATCGTTTTTGATAATTGCTCCTATAGGGTAAACCTGCTCCAGCATGTTTAAGATATATTCTTTGTTGTGTGCTGGGAAAAAGTTACTAAAGTCTATTTTTAAGAACCATTTAGCTTGCATGTTCTGATGTTTCTTTAAACTTTCTATATGACTTCTTCCTTTGACGTATGCATAAGCAGCGTCATGTGGTAGTATATGCAATTCGTCTTGTAACCAATACGCAAGTGTTGACTGTATAGTTTTGAGTTCCTGTACTGGGGCATCAATCTTACGCAGTCCTCCAGACTTCTTTGGAATTTTGAATGAAGAGTATAGCTGTATATTAGATTTACTTAAAGACTCCCAACTATTTAAGATGTAGTCTCTAAAACGTGTAGCGCCCTCTGTTAGTGTAAAGTTAGTAGTATCCGGGAGCTCTACTGTTGTATACTCTCGTAGTTTCGTTTTTTCTGGTATAGGTTTGTTTAGAAGTATTTTTCTTAATGTTACTTCTGGGTAGTTTATTTTTTCTCTGTGAATTGTGTAATACATTTTTGTTTTCTCCATTACTGTAATAGTTCGAGATCTTTGTCTGTAGCTGCTAACTGAATCGTCGCACTGAACTCGTTTGATCCTGTGCACCTTGGAGTTTCAGCCTCCGGTTGGTTTGTCCTGCATTTGGATTACTTGCATCCTTTTGTGGCATCAGGTTACTGAGGAGAGTCGACTTCCTTCTAAGTCATCCAGCTCTTCCGTTTTCTCTGACAATGCGTTACATTAGCTAATAGCATAATGTTTATACTTTTTATTAAAAATATAAAATAAAATAATGGATAATATTTTGATTTTAGAACGAGTCTAAAAACATATCAAATACGTTAATTGTTGCAAACTTTTTTAGTGTGCCTGTGTTTATATAGTTTATAAAGTTGGCTACCTGCAAGCTCGCTAACACGTGCACCGTAGGGGACACTGATAACGACATCCCACAAGCACTTGTTGGTGTCTCTGCTTTTGCTTCTTCATGACTAAAACACATTGAAGCTAGTAATCGCTCTTGGTCGTCTTTACTTTTCCAGTCCGCAGCTAAAACAGTACCATCTTCTAAACCTAGTCTGATGTCAAAGATTGCTTTTATCTGCTTGTTCTTTGCGGCTACGGTTGTAATGTCTCTCCTTGTGTCAATGTTATCTACTGCTAGAAAAACATAACCAGCTAGTCTATCTGCTGGTGTGCAGCGTTCTTTCTTTGTGATTCTGCAAGAGTCATTTATTTTAAGTAATCTTGCTTCAAGTGCGTCTGTTTTTAGCATACCTACTTCTGTGTTATCGTAGAGCTGGTTTACTACATTGTGAGATTCAATTACATCAAAATCCCATAGTGTAATTTTGTCTATCCCAGAACGTACTAGCATATCAGCTAGAAATGAACCTGTTGCTCCACAGCCTACAATATGTACTTCTGTTTTACCTAGTTTCTTTGGGTCAAAGTAGTCCTTACTTTTGTTTAGGTTAATCATTATTTGTTTCTCCTTCCATAGTAGAAATTACGTTCATCACCTATAGGATATCCTGCGTCACCGTAGTAGCAATCTTCTAAAATGTCATCATTCATTTCTAATAGTGCAGGTTTGTCTTTCCAATTGTTCTTGTTATAAGTATAAACTGTTGGCTTATATTTTGTAACTTTCTCTTTTGTTTCTTTAATAGCCCATTCTGTTTCTTTGTTAGCAACTGGGATTATCTGAATATCCTTTGTTTCATACTGTAAGTCAGTTACTGTGTCATAAATGGTACACCAGATTTCTCTTTTCTTATTTACAATTAAGAATATGTAAAAGTCATTATCCTGTAATTGTGCTAAATGGTCTTCTTGTAACTTGGTGTCTGTAGCACTAGGTGATGTTCCCATGTTTACATGTGAGTGTCCGTGCATACGAAGTTTATCAAATACGTTTGAGTTAAGGTCAAGTCTATAACCGTCTAGCCATTCTGCAAATTTAGCTTCGTCTGCTACTATAGAGGTTGCGTCTACAGCTTGTGGGTAGACTAGAATATCAGTTATTATAAAAGTGTTATCTTTTCTTTCTACTGTTCCGTGCCAGCCAATTTCTTTTGTGTTGTAATCTACTAGAGCCCACATTTTGTTATGGGCTGTTTCTGTAAATGTTACAACAGGCTGTACATAATCTTTTTTAAGAATCGGTTTCATTTGTTTCCTCCTCTGTTTCATACTCTCTACAAAAATCAATATCTTCCCAGTCAAAAGTAGGTCCATCCCATTCTTCATAGTAATCTGTCTGCATAAAGTCTTTTATGATTTGGCGTAATACACTTCTTGTGTATACTCTCTTTTTTTCTACAATATTATATAGGCTTGATTCTGCATTATTTAGACAATAACTTACGAGTGCCCTTACTACACAACCATCAGTTAGATTTATCTGTGTCATAGCGTAATTAACTTGTGTTACTGCACCTTCTAAATCATTGTTATCTAGGAACTCTTTGATTGCATATTCGTGAGAGCCCCAGCAATCAAATCTCATTAAGTGTGGGTGGTATAGGTTTTTTGTTTCTGGTTCTAGGCGTGTTACCGCTGTGTCTTCTCCTATGTATGCGTCTATAGTCTTTTTTCTATAGTTTAAGTCACACGCAGTATACACAGGTACTTCATATTTTTTCTGTATAAAGCACGCCCATAGTAAAGCTAGTTTTGGTAGAGGGTCTGTGTTAAACTCTTCTAGCATTATATCTATTTTGTCAGGATCCCATTCAGTTAAGTGTGTTGCTCCTGCTATATGTACTTTTTGTTCTAGCGTATCAACGTCTACTGTTAGATGTGAAAGATATTTACCTACATAGCTTAATAGATTTTTGACCATCTCTTTTTGTTCTACTACAAGACTGTAATCTGGTCCTTCTTCTTTAAGTGTTAGTAATCTGTCTTTAACTTCAATTATTTTGTTTTGATAGTTGGTTACGTTCTCCTGTTTTTCCTCTATGTATTTTGTGTAATCTGTAATTGTTACGTTTGTAGCGTATAATTCTTCTTCATAATTTTTTATTACATCTTCTAGTTCTTTTTGTTTACTGTACCACGTATTAACACAGTGTTCTTTTAGTGCAAACTCTTCATTTGCACATCTCTCTTTAATACTTGCTATGGTTTTGTTTATATCATTTGTGGTGTGTAATTCTGCGAAGATGTTATATGGGTTTGTTCTTATTTCTTTTGGTAGTCTGCTGTAGAAATACATTAGTATCTCTAATACTGCATACTTATTTTTTGCAAAAGAATCTATAGGTGTATTCATAAAGCAGAGTGTTACTTTTGCACCATCTGGTGTTTTGTATGTTACTGCATATGTTTCTGTGCTATATAGTGTGTATAAGAGCTGCGTGAGTGTATTATCTATTTCCCAATCATTACTATTTGGAATTAATGCTCTTATTCGTTTTATCTGTTCTATGTCTTGTACGCTCGCACATGAAAGGTGTATCTGACTTCTGTGTCTATTTGGATTTGTGAGCGTGTGTTCTATTATTTGTATAAAATTTGTTGCTGTATTTTTATCTATTAAGATTACGTCTGCGGATTTATAACTAAGTAGGGATACACAGTTAGATATAAATGTACGTAATTCTGTAATGTGCTCTATGTTTGGTGTTATGTTGTCTACATAAACCGGAGCATATGAGGTAGGGTTAGGTAGCGTTCTGTTTAATCTTGGAAGTAAATCAAAGATGAACTCTTGATTTTCGCTATTCACATACTCCTTAAAGTTTTTATATTTTGTCATGTTTATATCCTCCTAAAAAAAAAAATAGGGGAATGTATCCCCTATTTCTAAAAGTTTCCGTCAGACTTAACTGTCTTTGTTAGTCTGTATTCATCAGCTTCGCCAGCTAGGCTTAGGATTGTTTCATCTAGTTTGTGTTCTGGAACTGCTACTCCGTTTAGGAATGGAAGTCCAACCTCAGGATGCATACCGTTGTCTAGAAAAGCCTGTCTTACTGTAAGTTCACTAGGCTCAATTATTACGCTCTTTCTGTTGTGATTATCTGCGATTAGCATGTTTTTCATGATTTTATCTCCTTATCTTTTCTTTTCATTAAAAAGTTGAAGAGGCTTTAAGCCTCTTCGTTTGTTGTTGGTACTGCATCTGCGGTAACTTCTGCTGTGTCTTCAAACATCTCCAGAGTAGCGTTCACTGCAGCGTCATACTTAACAATTGCTTCACCGAACTTAGTTAGTACAGCGTCCAGTTTAGGTAGCATAGGTGCGATAGCCTTTGCCATCTTCTTTTTGCTTACTGGTGCGTCAAACGCAATTGTGATGTCTGTACCGTCCTTGCGTGTAGCAATTGTCACTCCGTGTACAATGTCACGTGCTGCGTTGTAGTAGTTACCATCTACAACATTTACACGGAATGTTTCATTTCCGTCTTCGTCCTTCAGTACAGTTGCTTCTCTGTCGTTTCTTGCAACTTCCAAGATGTGCTCTGGATCGTACTTCTCTAGGTCAATAACGGCTAGGTGTTTCAGTGTTCTAATCTTCATAATTTACCTCCTTGTGAAGACTATAAAATAAACGGTATTGTGAGGTAAGTGTTAGTTAAGTTACCTATTGTTATTTTGTGCGTCTTACCTCACGCTCCCCGTATGGGACATTAATAAATTTCTTTTTCTATAAACCTATACAATGCTTCAATAGCGTGTTCTATACCTAGGTTATATGGCTCATATCTTTCTTTGTTTCTTGTGTTTCTATCAGGTCTTCTCTGGAATAGTTCACTAAAGAGTTCATAGAGTTCTTTATATTCTTCTTCAGTTACTGGACAATCCTCATGTTCTGCATAAAACCAATCTAATTTCATCTGACAATCTGTTAATGCAGAGTTGTAAATTTCCATAGGGTCATTAGTCCAGTCTGTGCTGTGTTTAAACCATTCCATTTCTGACTTAATGAGTGCGTGTGTTACTGCTCTCATTTTGGTCACCTCCTAAAATGTAGGATTAATAGGTGCTTCGCTCCCGTGGGTTACAACGCCCTCCGTAGGGGACGTAGGGTAGTCTCTATTCCAACGATTAAATACTACTGGTGGTTCTTCCTGTGCTGCATCTAGTTCTTTGTACTTGGCAATCCAGCGAACTATAGCACTTTTATTTAGACAAGCACACACAACGTCATATTTAATTTCTGTTTTTCTGATGTAATACCTCTGGCGTGGTGTAGCTAAGTTCCAAGTTTTAGGTAACATAATAACCTCCTTAAACTCCTGTGTGCCCGAAACCACCAGTGCCTCTAGTAGTTTCTGATAACTCCTGTATAATGTGTGGTTCTATCTTTGTGTACTCCGTTACAACCATTTGTGCAATTCTATCTCCATCTTTAATCTGCATTACGTGTTCGCTCTGGTTAATCAGAGGCACATGTAACTCACCTCTATAATCTGAGTCAATAGTTCCTACGCCACTTATAAGCGTAATTCCGAACTTTGACGCTAGTCCTGATCTAGCTCTAATCTGTGCCTCATAGCCTTCAGGTAGCTCAATAAATACTCCTGTTGGGACTAATGTTCTCTGTCTAGGTAGAAGTGTTACTGGTTCTTCTAATCTAGCTTTTAAGTCCATGCCTGCAGCTCCTTCTGTGGCATACTCCGGTGTGTACTTTTCATTTGTAATTTTCATATTAACTTTCATTAGTTGTCCTCCTTTATGTTTAGTAGCTGTGTGTATATCACCCAAAGTGATACATACATTATTTTAGCATGTACGTCCTTGGTTAACACTACTAATATTAAAACCGTAATGTAAGTTAGTGTTTGGGCTATATCAGACAGTATCGCTTTGTCTATCTTATCTCTGATTAGAGAAGTGAGTGTAACAAGTACACCCACTATGCTAATTACGGTCTCCTGCCAGACGTTTGTGCTAAAGAATAGCACAGTAAACGTGATTAGGAGCCCTAATTTAATTAAGATTTTTAGGTACATTATTCTTCTCCTTTAACTCTTCTAGGTCTTTTGCTGTAAATATACCCTTTTTAGCAGTATATTCTACAGAGAAGTCCTCATCTTTTTCGATAGACTCCTGTAGGCTAGTTAGTAGCTCTGCTATACCTTCCTGCATAGACTGGTACATCAGCTCTGACGCCCTGCAGAATCCTATAGCGTACAGCACCTTTGGTGCGTCTTCTGGGCTTACACCCATCTCCTGAATCTGCTTTAGGGCACTAGGGTAGCTCTCTTCTGCTCCATCTAGAATTGTCTCTGGATTTACAGTCATATCCATAGTAATTTCATGCATTGTTTTACTCCTTTCAATAAAAAAAAGTAGGGCGTTGCCCTACTTATTCTCCAGAATCTGGCACTCGTTGATAACTTCAGAGTTTGCACGCCAGTTAACAAACTCTGGATTCTGCTCATTACGCTCTAGTCTGATATACACTGTTGCGTCTGAGCCATTTGCAGCTTCTAGGACAGTGCTCTTGCCCATCTGCCTAATAATAGGCGATAGGAACTGTACTAGCATTTGTCTTTGTGCTGGTACTACCTGCATGAGGCTAAATGCTAGTACAGGCTCCTTTGTATCTAAGTTGGTACCGTCAACAAAGTGCAAGAGCACTATGTCCCTGCCTGTTACTCGGCTGGTGAACATGCTGAATCCTGTGCACACTCCTTTTAAGTATACAAGGTCTGTGTCAGCACAGAGTTCGTTCTGTGATAGCTCTACTGGAGCCGTAAACTCCGCAAAGCTGCTAGATGTAGGAGCTGAAAACTCCTGAAAATTAGTGTTAGCGTTCTGTCTCTTAATGTTAGCCATGATATACCTCCTATTATTGTTTATTCTATGGCAAATAACTTATACGTCCCGTAGGGGACTAAAATAAAAATAAAATAAAATAAAAAAAAAGGTAGAGTTATTACTCTACCTCGTATTCCTCCTTTAGAGCTGTATAATCGTCACACAACTCATTATAATCCTCTTCCATCTCATTGATTAGAAGAGTGAGGCGCTCTGCCTCTTCTATGGCGGCTCCTAGCATCCTCTCTAGGAACCTTTCATATGTGCAGTCTGGGTAGATAACACCTGCTACCTCTCCAAACTCACTAGATATTAAATAATATCTAGTGACGGCTTTTATGTGTATCAACTGTAGTTTTCAAAAAGGAGGTTGAATTATTATGGTAAATGAA